TGCCGATCCTGTTTTCGGAACGACCATGTAGTTCTTAAGCATCCTCTACGATGTCGATCCAGGTACGCATCATCAAGGATGAGTTCTCGCCGACGGCGGCGCGGTTGAAGGGCGGGCTGACGAAAGTACAGCCGATCCTGGAAGCGGTCGGCCTGCAGGTGGTTTCGTTTACGCAGCGCACCTTTCGCGATGAGAGCCTGCGCGCGGCGCCGTGGCCTAATAAGCGCGACGGCTCGCCATCGAACCTGATCAAGAGCGGAACACTCCGTCGATCGATTCGCATCACGAACATCGGCGGGACCAGCGTCACGGTAGGCTCCGATCGCGTCTACGCCGCCATTCATCAGCTCGGTGGAACGATCCAGGGCAGGCCTTACCTTCGCTTCAAGACGCCAACTGGTTTCGTGACCGTGCGCAAAGTGACGATGCCGGCGCGGCCGTTTTTTCCGATCACGAAGAGCGGCACGCTCACCAGCGCCGCGCAGGCGAAAGTCGCGGCGACGATGGAGAAAGCGATCGGCGTCTATCTACGCGGTTAGTTCCTGCTGCGCGATGGCAGCTCCGGAAGAACGCCATCGTTGAAGACGCGAAGAAATCGCTCTCCTGGCTCCAATAGGCGATTGATCGAAGTATACGATCCACTCTTGCCATCATTCACAGTCGCTTCGACAAGGCCGCTGGCCACCATTTGCCGCACCTCGTAATCAGCGTAATCCCCAGTGAGTTTAATGAAGCCATGGCGCTGCTCGCTAGCCGCCTTTAGGAGAGAGTACGTGTAAGGTAGGTTCATCACTGTTTCCTCCCGAGGTTCCGGCGTCGCGGAATAGCGCGCGGGGTTTGATGTGACCGAACAGGAAAACGTTCGCTCACGCCCTACTGTAGCACGATCTACGCTTGCAGTGTGAGAAATCGGCTTTTTGTTTTACAAGGCCTCCGCGAGTGTTAGACCCGCGGAGGCCCGAAGCTCACTGTTTCGAACAAACGGCTATGTGCCGCGCTTTCCGGTCCCGCCGCCGGTTGATCCGCCCCCACCGCCGCGGCTGCCGCCCGATCCACCGCGGCCACTTCCCTTGCCGCCGCTCGTGCCGCCCTTGCCGCCGCCGCCCTTGCCGCCTGTGCCTTTACCTCCGCCTGTGCCTTTAGGCATTTTCGATCACCTCCCTTCCTACTTACTAAGACGGCAATCCGGCGCTGAAGTTCAGAATATTGTCTTGGATATTTTCCCACGCTGGTTAGCCAGCGCGGGCCGCGGGCGATATCTCTCGCTCGCATGCCAATCCCACACGGACGCCTGATCGCGCTGCGCGCTGCATCGTCGATCGATCCAAAGGCGGAGCCACCTTCGCGGCTCCTGATGCTGAAGTGGGGGCCAAACACGACTACGAAGGGCGCAGTCAACGTCGGCACAAAAAGCCTCGCCAGTTTCGCGACAAACCAGAGCCGGCTTGGCTTTGATGAAGTCGTGCTCGATTTCGAGCACAACACTGTTCCAGGACACCCGAACAACAAAGGCGAGCCGGCCGCGATCGCGGCGCGCGGCGTGCCAAAGGTGGTTGAGAACGAAGGTCTTGTTTTTGAAACGCTCAACTGGACGGGCGTCGGCAAAGATTACCGCGAGCACTATCACGATCTCTCGCCCGCGGTGCAGCTGGACGACAGCGGCGAGGTCATCTTTTGCCACAGCGGCGCGCTCTGCCGCAACGGCGCGACGTTCGACCTTCACGCCTTTAACGCAGGCTACGATTTCAAGACTCTTAACACTGTCCGTTTCGGCGATCAGCCGGCGGGCAAAGTGTCCGTTGACCTCGATCGGCTGCGGAAGCTCCTGCAGCTCTCCGCAGACGCGACGGTCGAGGACATCAACAAAGCGCTCCTCGCGATCGAGGCGATGCCGGACAAAGGCAATGAAGCGCTCGGCGCGAACGCCGTGAAAGAGATCAAGGCGCTGACCGCGCGTTTCGATGCGCTCGAGCGCAAAGAGATCCTCGATGGCGCGCTCCGGAGCGGGAAAATCGTTCCGCTCTCCGTCCTGCCTAACGACAAAGGCGAGGGCGGACTGCCGACCGATCAGCTTCGCGCCCTGGTCGCGGAGCTCCCGGAGATCGTTCCGGTTGATCAGCGCACGCCGGATAAGCTGCGCGCGTTCGTCACGCTTACACCCGTTAATCCGGTGCAGAAGCAGGTCTGCGATCAGCTCGGCATCTCGGAAGAGTCGATGCGCAAGTACGGCGGGACCGCGGTTGTGACTCAGTAATTTTTTTTCTATGGCCGCATCAACCGCAGATCGAAACACCGAGCGCCGCAGCGGCGAGGAGCTCGCGCTGCCGGTCGCTGCCGCCACGAAGATCTACGCCGGCATCATGGTCGCGCTCAATGCGGCCGGTTACCTCGTCGCGGCCGCGGACACCGCGGGGCTGAAAGTCATCGGCCGCTCTGAGCAGCAGGTCGACAATCTCGGGGGCGCAAATGGCGCGCTGCTCTGCCACGTGCGCCGTGGCGTCTACCTGTTCGATAACTCGACCACGAACGCGCTCGATGCCGACGATCTGTTTGAGGATTGCTTCGTTGAGGACGATCACACGGTCGCGGAGACGAGCACGAACGGCGTGAAAGCCGGCCGCTTTGTCGGTTTCGGAGGCGACCCGAGCGGCTCGGATGTGACGCAGTGCTGGGTCGAAATCTTCTCGTATCCGCTGCCGAAAATCACGACCGCGGACGCAACGGATCTCGCCAGCGCGGTCGCGCTCGCCAACGCCATCAAGGCCGCCCTGAACGCCGGCTAACTACTCGCCATGCTCGTAAACGCCGCTAACGTCGCCGAACTCTTCCGCGGGTTCCGCGTCATCTTCATGGAAGCCTACCACGGCGTAGGTCAGCCGGACTGGGAGCAGCTCGCCATGCGCGTCGAATCGACCGGCGCAGAGGAGCGCTACGACTGGCTCGGCGCGATGCCGACGCTCCGCGAGCTCATCGGCGAAGTCCAGGTACGCAATCTGAGCGCGAACGACTGGCGGATCATCAATCGCGAGTTCGAGAACACGATCGGCATTCGCCGCGCGGATATCGAGCGTGACAAGTTTGGCCTCTATCGCCCGGTCCTGCAGACGATGGGCCAGGATGCCCGGCGTTATCCGAACAAGATGGTCGCGGCGCTGCTCACCGGTGGGTTCACGAACAAGGATTACACCGGCAAAAACTTTTTCGACACGAACAAGGCCGGTACCCCGGGAACCCGCTTTCCGTTCACTAACTTCACGACGAAGAAACTTTCCGCTGCGAATTTCGAAGAGGGCCGCCGCAACATCCTTGAGCGTCGCGCCGCGAACGGCGAGCCGATGGATCTCGGGATCGATCTCCTGCTTCTCGTTAGTCCAAAGAACGAGAGCCTGGTGAAACAGATCCTCCAGTCGGACTTCGTGATGCAGACTGCGCAGGCGGCCGGCACCGGTGACGCCGTTGGCCACGTCTCGATCGCGGGCGCCGGCGTAACCAACGTGAACAAGGGCACGGCGCGCTTTAAGTCCTGGCCGCTCCTCAGCGCCTACAATCCGGATGCCTGGTTCATCCTGGAGATGGGCCTGCCGCTAAAGCCGCTGATCGTGCAGATCGAACTCCCCCCGGAAGTGGTCGGCGTGACGAACATCAACGACTCGCACGTCGTGCTGAAGAAGGAGTTTCTCTACCAGGCTTACACGCGCCTGGGCGCCGGCTACGGAATGCCGGAGCTGATCTACGGCAGCAATGGCGCCGATCCGGCCTAACGACTCACCCAAAACGTACTCAACAGAAAGGACAACATCATGCCTCCTCAAACCGGCGAACAAACGACCGAAACGACCGAGACCACCAAAACCGAGACGACAGAACACAATCCGCCGCCAAAGGAGACCGAGGTCAAAAAGACGGAAACGACGGAGACGACTGAGCGAACGCCCGAACGTCCGCCTGCGCCGGGCACCGGCGCCCACGACACGAAGACCTACTAGGCTTCGGGTTCGAAATCGATTCATACACCGCGCCGGACGAGTGCCGGCGCGGCAATGAGTCCAAGATCATGTGTCTCACAAAATTCTCCATGCGATGCGCCCTGGTGCTGGCGTGCGCGGTCCTCGCGATCGCGCCGCCAGCATCTTCGCACGCGCAGACCGTGGAGCTGATCACCGCGCGAACCGCGGCCGCCGTCGTGCCATACATCGAACTCTCTGAGTTGAAGGGGAAGATCCCCGATCGCGACCTCATCGCTGCGCTCGATGACAACCAGGACGGCGTCGTCGATGCGGATGTCTGGGAACAGATCCAGGCGGATGTGCAGACGGAGATCGACGGCGTGCTGGGGCAGCGTTACGCGACCCCATTCACCGCGCCATTGCCGGCAGTGGTGAAGCTGGCGGCTTTGCGTTTCGCGATCGAAGCGGTCTACCAGCATCGGCAGCCACTCGGCGAAAAGAGCCCGGAGCGCGCCAATGCCAATGCGATGCGCGCGAAGCTGGGCGCGATTGCCAAAGGCGATCAGCCCCTCGCTCCGGAAAAACAGCGGGCGCGGCCCAGTGGCAGCGTCATCTCGAGTCCCGCGCGCACGCACAGCGATCGTCCCGCCATCTGAATCTATGAACCCACGCCGTCTCGCCACCGCCCTCATGTTCCTTTCCACGCTCGCGCTCCTCACGCCGGTCAAGGAGGCGCTTACGAACGTTCGCTATTCGCAGCCGGCGCCTTCCGTCGAGGCGACTCTCTCCACCGAGCCCTCCGATCCGAAGCTGTTCGACCAGGTGAACTTTCACTCGAGCAAAAACTTCGCGCAGGCGCTCCGCGATATGCGCGTCATCCGCGATCGCGTCGCGATCATCGTGCCACTCGGCGACGACTACGAGAACGAGCTCGCCGGCACTGTCATGAAGAGCACGCGCACGACCGAGTTCATGATCATGATCGCGGACAAGGATTTTTCGATCGATTCGAGTCAGCTCGGTTCTACGAGACAGAGCCCGGGCATCCTCGCGATCAAGGATCTGACGGTGCAGTTGCTCGTGCAGAAACCTTTCCAGATCGGCGCGCGCACCGTGGTGATTCAGCCGGCCGCCGGCGCGATCGTCGCGCTCGAGTGGGAAGAGGAAAAGAACGCGCCCACTGTCGGCCGCGAGTGTTGGAACCAGGGGTTCCGCGCGTACGCAGGCTTCACCAGCACGCCTTTCGGCCGCCGCACCTAGTGCCATGATCCTGCTCCGTAACGACCAGGCGATCAACGCGATCATCGCCGCCGCGCCCGAAGAGAAGCGGCAACACCAGATCGACCTGGTGAAGACGCTCCAGCTCGCTTCCGAGCGCGGCAAGGAAAAGGAAGTGCTCGAGATCTTCCGCGGCGACGCTGAGCGCGGCGAGGGCCTGTCACAGGAGGACAAGCAGTTTCTCGATTCCGTCCTGGAGAAACCGATTTTCCTGCAGGCAGCGACGCACCTCGAGAATCACACCGGTGAGGTCGTAGAGGAGGACCGCTAAACGCCCATGGACATCGATCGTCACGACACGAAGCGCCACTTGTTAGGCACCGGCGTTTTCCGTTTCTCGGAAGGCGTCTCGAGCACTGCGGCCGCACTCGCGGCCGGCTACCGTGATTTCGGCAACATCACGGCCTTCTCCGTCCAGCCGAAGACGGACATCAAGGAGCACCGCGGCAGCTATCGCGGCAGCAAGCGCATCGACAAGACGCGCAACCTTCTGACCGACGTCATGTATCAGCTGCAGGGCGACGAAGTTTCGGCCGAGAAGATGAAGCTCTTCCTCTTCGGCGACCTGGGCGCGAAGTACACGCAGACCGCGAAAACCGCCGTCGCGGTCGATGCGCTCACCAGCCCGGTGAAAGGGAAGTGGTATCCGCTTTTGATCAACGGCGCGCGGGTGCGCAAGGCGACGATCGTCGCGCTCACTACCACGCCGGCCGTGGTCGAGAACGTCGACTACATTATCGACTACGAGACGGTCTCAATCTTTTGGCTCACCACGCCTCCGGGCACGATCACTTCGATCGCGATCACGGCGCCAGCCATCCTCGCGACCGACCCGACGTCTTTCGACCAGATCACACTGCACACGAAGCCGCTGCGCCGCGGGATGTGCGAGCTGATGATCTTCGATAAGGATGAAGCGACCGGCGCCGATCGCCTGGCGTATCATCATCCCGATTTCCTCGGCGAGATCTGGCCGGAAGGAAACCCGAACCTGGCCACGGACGACTGGGCCACGGTGGGATGGAATCTGCGCTACATCTCGGGCGGCAATGCCTGGATGCCGGCGGACTAGTCGTTAGGCAGGCTCGCCAGCTCTAGCCGCCTCGCTGTGTCGAGGCGTTTCGGTCAGGTCACTGCGTTTTCTCACGTCGACACAGCGACGTGGCTACAGCGCTTCGCGCATCCAGGAGAGGAACAACAAATCATGAGCAATACCGCTATGCACGGCGGCGAGGAAATCGTCGTCAAATACCGCGATGGAAGGAGCGAGCCGATCATCGTCCGCTCGCTCCCGCCGAAGCTGCTGCAGCGCTGGGCTTCGCTCCAGGGCGATGAGGCGAGCCTGGTCGAGCTCTACTGCGGCAAGCTGAACACGGCCGCGCTCTACAAGCACCGCAACCTCGCGGAGCGCGAGCGGAAGCTCTTCAGCCTTCTCCAGGAAGCAACGGATCTCGAGACGATCGACAAACTGCAGGGCCAGCTGGAAAGCGTGCAGTCACAGATCCTCGAGCTCGAGGAGACCGAGCGCTGGGATGACACGCTGACACCGGAAAGCCACGATGAGATTTATGCAATCGGGGAGCGGCTCAACCGCCCTCGCTACGAGCGGTGGGTGGAAAACACTCGCGAGTCCACCGCTCGCTTTCGCGAGACGACCGAACGGATGGCAAAGATGAACGGCAGCCCCGCGGCGGACTCGACAAGTTCATCGCGATCCTTGCCCTCCGCACCGGTCGACGCCGAGCGGAATTAGCGAATGAACCGCTCGCCTGGCTGGAGCTGCTCTACGCCGAGAGCGAGCGCGAAATCGCCCGCGCGCAGCTGCGTGAGATCAGCAGCCTGGTGGCCGCGATCGACGCCGCATTCGCCGGCAAGAAAGGGAGCAAGCTGATGGGCGAGCTCCACGAGCAACTGCGCGCCTTGATCAGCGATGACGGCACTGAGGTCGCGGCCGTCAATGCGCGCCAGCTGAAGGCCAACCGCCGCGCCATGCTCGCGCTCGTGAACCGCGCCTAACGAACAGATGGCAACGGACACGAAGCTCCAGATCCTGATCGACATCCAGTCGCGCCTGGCGGGACTGCAGGAGGCTGTCTCGCTGACGGGCCGTCTTCGTTCGGAAGTAGATCGCGCCTCCGCTTCGGGGCAGAACTTCGTTTCGGGGTTTGTCGGCGGGATCGCGGGCGGCGCCATCGTCGGGTTCACCAGCGAGCTCGCGCGAGTCCCGGCACTCATGGCGCAGTCCATTTCCGAGGGCGTGCGTTTCAACGCCACGCTCGAATCCGCGCGGATCGGGGTGGCCGCGATCATCGATCAATTCGATGAGACCGGTAAGATCCGGAATTTCGACGATGCGCTGCGGCAGAGTGGCCGCACGATCGACCTGCTGAAGGAAAAAGCGAAGCAGACAAGCGCCACCTTCAGTGAGTTGGTGGAGGGCTATCAGGCAAATGCCGGTCCGCTCTTCCAGGCGCAGATCAGTAGTGCGCGCGAGCAGGTCGATATTGTGGTCGCGGCCAGCCAGGCGATGGCCGCGCTCGCGATTCCGACAAACCAGCTCAACCAGGAGCTGCGCGCCATCTTCCAGGGCGACGTGAGCCGCAATTCGCGGCTTAACCAGGTGCTCCGGATCACAAAGGAGGAGATCGACGCTGCCGCCGCTTCGGGCCGTGCCTACGAGCTCATCATGGCGAAGCTGGCCAGCTTTGCCGAGGCCGGCGCGCGCGCGCAGGACACGTTCAACACTCGCCTCTCGAACTTCAGCGACATCACGACGGAGCTGAAGGCGATCGGCACGTCCGAGTTGTTCGACCAGGTGCGCGAAAGCCTGGGCGAGCTGAACAGATATCTCTCTCGGCCCGAGACGGCGGAGGCGGCTGCAGGCTGGGGGGGCGAAATCGGCGCGGTACTCGAGGACATCAGTAAGCGGATACAGAACACGAAGCGCGACGCCGAAGAGCTGATGAAGCTGTGGCAGAAGATTCGCGACACTGGCAATAATCTGTTCTCGTGGGTGCCGGGACAGGACGCGCTCTTCGGCGCTACCGCCGGCGCGGCTGCGATTTCGCCCTTCGACGTGGCGTCGGTTAACCACTTCGTAGCGGCTTCCGAGAAGGCACTCTCTTCGATCCGCGAAAATATTGAAGCGGCTGAGACCGAGAAAGCGATCGCCGAGGCGCGGACGCAGATCGAAGAACACAGGGCGGAATTGACGCGCCGGACGGGAGACGAGAACGCCCGCGTTCGCCACGAAGCAGAGCTTCAACTGCTACTGCTCGCGGAGGTAGTCGCCAACTGGGACGAGGCCGGTCGCCTGGTCGGGGTGACGGCACAAAGAGTGAGGTCGCTTAATGACGAGCTCGCTCGCCAGACGACGCTCCTGGAGCTCGAGGCGCAACACTTCGCGAAGACGAGCGAGCTAATGGCAAAGCTCACCGGCGACGAGCGCGGCGAACTCCATGCGCGCCTCGAGCGCGAGCTCAAGACCCGCACCGACGCCTACGAAAAAGCCGGCGCAGTGCATTCCGACGCCGTGCGCCTGGCGCAAGAGGAAGTCGATCTGTTACGCGCGATCGGGCTCTCGGAAATCGAGATCAAGGAAACGCGCGAAGCCAGCGCGAAAGCGGACAAAGCGTCGGCGGATGCGAAGCGCGAACAAGCCGAGGCAATGTCGCGCATCCATGATCAGCAAAGCCTGGTCACCGGCAATTCGTTTCTCGGGATCGAGGAACAGAATCGACGCCTGGTTGAATTGCTGCGGGAGGAAGCGCGCGCGCATCTCGCGGCGGGCGATGCGGCGAAAGCGCACTTGGCCAGCCTCGAGGCGCTCGCGCTCACGCCGACCGGTCAGTTCACCGCCGAGCTCAACGATTGGGTGAACGGCCTCGGCAGCGCCGCGGAGCAGGCGGCCGGCGTCATCACGGGCACGCTCAATGCCGCGATTCAGCAGGTTTCCGCTTCGCTGGCGCGCACCATCTGGCAAACGGGCGAGTGGGAAAACATCTGGCTCTCGTTAGGCGAAACCGCCACGCAAATGCTGATCGAGATGGGCCTGCAGATGGCCGCGCAGCAGATCGCCGCGATGATCCGGAATCAGGCGGCCACACAGCAGCAGGTCGCATCCGGCGCGCAAATCGCGGCGGCGAATGCGCCCGCGGCCGCGGCGACTTCCGTCGCCACGGGAGGCACCACCGCAGTCGTAGGCATGATCGCGGCGATTGCTGCGATCGCTGCGATCGTCGCCGCGTTAACGGCCTTCCGGAAAGGCGGCTACACGGGCGACGGCGATCCGGATGAGCCGGCCGGCGTGGTGCACAAGAAAGAGTTCGTCTTTGACGAGCTGGCGACCTCCCGCATCGGCGTCGCGAATCTCGAGCGAATCCGCGGATACGCCAACGGCGGCCGCGTCATGAGCGACGACGATCCGTGGATTGATCCACACATGATTACCTTGCCGGGAGCGGGTGCGATCTGGGCGAGCGGCGGGGCTCGATTTGGCGCATCCGGCACAGGCTCTGGTCGGTCGCTTGGCAGGTTTACAAGGATCGAAACCACCGGTGATCAGTCGCCAAGGAGGGGTCCCATCGTCACGACGCCAACCGCGCCCGGTGATCGCATCTGGACGCGCTTCGTTCCGGATGTCAGCAACCCGCACACCTATTCTGGAAGTGGAAATGCGCTTGTTGACCGCGGCTTAAGGCCGCAGCCAAACCCGGTCGCGAACGTCGGCGGGACCTACATGCAGAACTGGGCGGCCGGGCTCGGCGCCGGCGGCGCGTGGGGATTATTCGGCGCACCGCTCGGCTCGCACACGTGGGGCTCCCTCACGTCGAACATGGGATACGGCTCGGGGCAGACATCGGTCGCGACCTATTGGGGCACGGGCAGCGGTCGGCCCATCGCTGATATTCCGACTGCAGGCGCGGTCCTCGGCGGCGACGGCAGCTACGCCGGCGCAGGCGGCGGCGGTGGCGGTTTCCAACCGGGGAGCGTGGCGGCTTACAATTTCATCACACCAGGCGGAGCGGGATTCCACGACTTTTCATCGGGCGGCGGCGGAGGGATCACGCGGTACCTGCAGCGGCAACTAGGGTTTGCAGGCGGCGGGCGCCTCGGTGGGCCGCCGTCGTTTACTGATAACACGCTCGCCTGGCTCGCGACCGGCGAGCACGTCATCCCCACTGCGGAGGTGATGAAATTCGACCGGACCTTCGGGCGCGATTTCCTCGACCACGCGTTCGACAACATGAGCTTCCTCATTCAGGAGCCGCCGCGCTTCGCGAATGGCGGCCGCGTTGCGAACAGCCCCGGTGGATCCGGAGGCGGCGGCGCGTTCGGCGCGCCGAACTTCAAGGTCGACGTTTTTAATTACACCGATCCTGACGAGCTCGCGGAAGCCGTCGCCAATTCGAGCGCGAATCGCAAGGTGATCATCAACACGATCGACGGCTCGCGCATGGACCTCGGGTTATGAAGTTCATCACGATCGGCGCGGAGACGATCGCGCTTTGCCTGGCGATGCCGGACTGGTCGCGCGACGTCACAGTTGAGCTCACGCTGCCGACCGATGTTGCGAGATCGCTCAACGCGCGCGAATCGCGACGCAACTTCGCGGCGAGCTTTCGTTACTCGTTAGGCTATACCGCCCTCTTCGGCGACGCCCGCGAGAGCACCGACGCGAACCTCTGGCTCCTGCGGTTGAAGGGCGAAGAAACCGTCGCCGTGCCGCTTTGGACAGACGGCGTAGAGCTGGCCGCCGCGGCGAACGCCGGCGCGACCGTGCTCGATAAAACCAGCGATATGCCGGTGCGCTTCGGCGCCGAGTGGATCGTGCTCAATGCCGAGGCGAGCACCTACGAGATCGTCACCGTGCAATCGGTCACCGCGACCCTGCTCAGCCTGACGAGCGGCCTGACGATGAACTGGCCGGCCGGGACATTTGCTTACCCGCTCCTCTTCGGTCAGCTGACGGAACGGCCGCAGGGCGAAGAGCTCACTGACGAGATCACGGAGGCGGCGCTGAAGTTTGAGGAGGATGACGTCTTCGCCCGTCGGCTCTCCACAGCTGCAGGCGCGCTCGCCAGTGTCGGCGCCGGCATTCCGGAGTTCTCGAGCGCCCGGCTCTGGGATATCGCGCCGCTGCACGAGCGGCCGCTCAGTCGCACGGAAGTAGACATCGTTTCCAAGCAGATCGGCTTCGGCCGGCGCAAGCAGCGCCGCGTTCGTTCACAACCCGTGCGGCGCGGGACCGAGCGAACTTATGCCGCCGACGGCCGCGCGGAGATCGGCCGGATCGAGCGCTTCTTTCGCGATCGGCGCGCCAACGTCTACAATTTCCTGCAGCCCAGCGGACGCGGCGATCTCCGTATCACGCAGGATCTGCCGATCGCCGGCAACACGAGCCTCGTCACGGTGGAGGCTACCCGCTTCACAGATCCTGCCTACCTGTTGCATCCGAGCGCGCCATTCTTTGCGCTCGTGCAGCGTGGCGATCCACCCACCGTCACGCCGCTCCGGGTGAACTCAGTCGACATCGCAGGTCTGCATACCGCGGCGCCGATCGTGGGCACGCACCGGAAAGAGGAGACGATCCTGAGTCATCTTCTCCTGGTTCGCTTTGCGGAAACGAGACTCTCGCTCAGGTACTCGAGCGATGGCTATGCCGTCTGCGTTCTGCGCACGATCGAGGTCCCGGATGAATACAACACGCCGGCGGAGATCCTCGCGGCGCCGGCTTACCTCTATCGGTTTTACGTCAAGCTGCCGAACGGGAGCACGCTCGAGCTCGGCCGCTTCACCTCGTATGAGAACACCATCTCCCATGGCGGCCACGCCTGGACGCCGGCGCCGTTCTCCCATGGCAGGATCACGCGCACACTCACGCTCAGCGACGCGACCGATCTGATCAGCTGGAACTTCCCGGGAAACCCGCTCCGCAAGTTTCTGCCGCTCGAGCTCGAGGGCGACCTCAGGTGCGAGATCATCGAGGTCAATGCCGACAATCCCGGAGACGCCGACGCGGAGATCCTCTTCGTCGGGAAAGTGAAAGAGCCGCGCGTGAAAGGTGACGAGATCCGCGCGCGCGTCGTCGCGTTCGACTTCCACAGCGAGAGTAAATACCCGCGCATGCAGGTGCAGAAGAGCGACAACTTCATGCCCTTCACGCGGCCGACAGGATTGAACGAAGCGGACTTCAAAGTCACCGGGACGATCGCGGCGCTCGACGGCTTCAAGGTCGACGTGGCAGGTCCGGCCCACGCTGCAGAGTACTTCCGCGGCGGCCGCATCGAGCGCGGTGCTGGCGAGACCTACGAAGGCCGCCACATCATCTCGAGCGAGCCGATCGCCGGTGGCCAGCGGCTCAACATCAATCGCCCTTTCCTGCAGGCGACCGTCGGCCAAAGCGTCGACCTCTATCCCGGCTATGACGGGAGCTATGGAGATTTCCTGACGCGCTACGGCAGCGGCCGGTTTGGCGGACATCCGTTCGTCCCGGATACCGGACCGCAAATCAAGATTGAGGAAGCCGTGCAGGTAAGCGGCGGAAAGAAATAATGAAACAGATCGCATTAATGATCGCAGTGGTGGCGCTCGCCACCGCCTGCAGCACGACACCGCCCGGTGCGCCGGCCGTTGCCTGGAAAACGATCGAGATCAAGAACGGCTGCCGCGTGAACGCGGAAGGCTACAAGGCGGCGTATGCCGCGGCGCAATCGCAGCGGCCGTGGTTCTGGGCGCGCGTGCTCACGATCCAATTCAACGCTCTGCCACGCGCCCAGCGCACGGGCCCGAACGCGCACGCCATCTGCATGGTGCAGTGGAACGACGAGATCTGGGCCTACGACAACGAATGGGGCAGTAGCCTGATGACGCGCGACCTGAAGGCGAAGAACGATCCGCACTACCTCGCGGAGCGCTGGCTCGCGAAGGCCGGCCGACGGCCGTTCATCCGCGCGTTCTTCGCGGAAGAGACAGCGATCGCGAACAAGCTCGAGGAGCTCGACTGGAGCGTGATCGATCCGGAGGGCGAGAAGTGACCGAGCTACTGCGACAGCAAAGCGGGTTCTTCGGACATGCAGCGGCCGTCGAGCGTCTGCTTGCGGCAGAGCGCGCGTGGGATGGCACGCCCTTTCGTGAGTTCTCGCGCGCGCAGGGCGCGGAAGGCGGGATCGATTGCGTCGGCTACGTGGAGGAGCTTTTCATCGCCGCCGGCGTCGTGCGTCGCGGCGATTTCGAGTTCGCGCGCACGATGGCCGATTACCAGAGCAGTCGTCTCGAGCTGCGCATTCTGCGGATGCTCCGCGGCGAGGTCGCGGACGATCCGCAGAGTCTCCGCCTGGCGGAGATCTTCGCCGAAGTGGAGCTGCCATTAACGGACAAAGCGCAGTGCATCCTTGCCGCTCCGGACGCGTCGGACGGAGAGCGCAAGGCCGCACTGAAGGACCACGCGACCCAAAATCTCGATCCAGCTTTTTTTCTTCCTGGCGATCTCCTGGTGCTGCGTCGCGGCGGTGAGATGCATCTGCCCGTCTCGTTAGGCGGCCGCAAGATCACGCACTGCGCGCGGCCGCTCGGCGTGCAACGGGCGAACATTCACGACCCTACCTACAGCGAGAATCTCGACGCTGTTTTCCGCGCGAGAGCAATCGCCAGTCCGGCTCGGACATGAGTTTAGGCAAATCAACGCGCCAGCCGGCGCCGAAGAAAAAACTCGCCGGCATTGATGCGAGCCGCACGAGCACGCATCAGCAGGCGATCCCGGTGCTCTGGATGGCGGGGCGAAATCGTGTCCCACTCCAGTGGATCACGCCGGCCTACGATGTCATCAAGGAGCCGCAGCGACAATCCGCCGGCAAAGGTCGCCAGGTGGAAACCGGGACGATGGTTTATGCCTCGATCGCGGGGCTGATTTGTCTCGGCGGCCGCCGTCCACTCGACGGCATCTTCATGCACATCATCGAGGAGGAAGTGCGCTGGCGAAATGACGCCGGCCTGGCGCGCGATACCGATCCTTACGAGCCGATCACGATCAGCGACTTCGCGGCGACGCGGATCTATTGGGGCTCCGAGACGCAGCCGGTCGATACGCTTGTCCTCACTCCACGCGGCGCCACGCCATCGCTGCCTGGTTACGATCCTCGCATTCGCACCACCTGGCCAAACGCGAATTGGAGCTTCCTGCATCCGGAGCCCTGACCCATGCCCGCGGCACTCGGCCATTACGATCCACATCCGCCGTATCCCAACCAGGCGTACGTGGTCGGCAAAAAGGTCAAGCTCGGCCTCAATCGGCCGAGCGTGCCGAACTGGGAGGTAGTGGTCGAGCGGGGCCTCCCGTGGTTCAACGGTGGCGGGGTCGCCAGTAACGCGCGCGGGGTCAACGTCGCCGCGATCGCCTACGATTGGTTTACCGACGACATCGCCTGGCTCGGCTTGCCCGATGCGCGACTCGACGAGGAGAGCTTCACGGCAGTGCGCAACGCGACCGATGGGTTCCGGATCTCACCGGTCATTAACGAGCAGGGCGAGTTCCGGAGCTTCCTCGGCCAGCTCGCCGAATACGCGGATTGTTTCCCGTACCTCAAGAACGGCAACATTATCGCGCTGGGCCAATGGGAGCATGGCGACATTGATGTCGCGTCGCTCCCCGTCGTTGATGACAGCGACCTCGAGGAGGAGCCCGATCTTACTCCCGCGACCTACGATGATTGCGTGACCTCGGTCACGGTCACCTATCGCGATCGCGAGCACTACTACAACGAGCAGAACAGCGAGCCGGCGACCAACCCGCATCTGCTGAAAATCATCGGCGAGCCGCGCGAGGTCACGCTACGCCGGCTCTGGATCACCGATGGCGCCACTGCCAATCAATACGCGGTCGAGTACGCTGCGATGCATTCGAAGCCGCGGGTCAGCGGCCGCATCCGGATCAAGCGGGAGCGCGCAAAAGCGAAGGGGCTGCAGGTGCCGGGCAAACTCTTTAATCTCAACTCGGCGACGCTTGGGCTCTCGATCACGATGCGCTCACAGCAGGTCGACTGGCCTGGCGATCGCGAAGCGTTTGCCTCGGTCGATTGCGAGAACGAGCGCGCCATCTGGCCACGGCTCTATGTCCCGCCCGCCGCGCCGACGCCCGGTAACTTTCAAGTCCAGGCGATCGAGATTGTGAATCGGCGCATCCTCGAGCTGCCGATCGGTTTGCGCAGCGCGCCGGCAGTGAATGAGATCTTCGCGCTTGCGCAGCGTCCGTCGCCCGACGTCGTCGGATTCAATCTCCATGTCAGCGTCCACGGCGACATTTACGATCCGCTTCGCTCGCAACAGCGCTTCGCTGTCTACGGCCGCGTCGTCAACGCAGCTTACCCGGCGGCCACCGCGGTCATTGATAACTCGTTAGGACTGCAGGTGGAATTGTTCGGCGTCGACAACATCGGCAGCCAAAGCGACACGCAGCGCGACGACAACACGGTGCTGGTCATCTTCGGCAACGAGATCGCGAGTCTCGGTCAGGTTGTGGCGCTGGGCGGCGGGAAATATCGCTACCATCTCGCTCGCGGCCGTTACGGTACCGGGCAGTTCACACATCCGATCGGCGAAGAGGTCTGGATCATCCCGCGCAGCTCGATCGAGCCGAGCGCGAATCACGGCTTCACGCCCGGTGCGTTGCGCTATTTCAAGCTCCAGCCCTATACCGCGGCGCACCAGCTCGAGCTTTCGGCGGTCGCGGCCGTGCCATACACCTTCGCCGCCTGGATTCCCTTCGCCGTCGCCGGCCTCGAGATCGACGGCCAGGAAAACGAATATTCCTATACCGGCCGCAACCCGGTGCTGAACTGGCGCCTCGTCACGAACGGCCTGCCGCCGAGCCTCGATGTCGACCCGGCGACGGTGCGGCCCAGCGAAGAGAGCTTCATCGAGTATCACGTGCGGATTCGCGAAGACTCGGACGGAGAGGGGTTGATTTACGATCGCGGCATCAGTGGTCCGCCCTGGACGTTTGCATATGAGCGCAACGCGCTGTCGCCCGGTGGTCCTCATCGCAGCTGGCTCGGTGAGGTCGCGATTCTTTATCGCGCGCGCGATGGCAGCACTGCGTTGACGCCTTTCGCTTCCATTCCTCCAAACAATCCGCCGCCGCCGAAACTCGTCGCGATCGATGTGTTCGCCGTGGGCGGATCGGTCCACATTAGGATTCGCGATCAAGTCACAGATGTCGACGCGCAGCCGCCGCGCTTTATCGTGCACCGCTCACACACGTCCGGCTTTAAGCCAGGCGGAACAGTGCCAGGTGAAGGTAACTGCGTCTATGTTGGGACGGATACCGAGATCATCCTGCAGCAATTGCCCGGCACCTGGTATTTCCGTGTCGCGGCGATCGACTCCTTTGGACCGAACGAGCTCAATTATTCAGACGAGCTCCGCCTCGCGGCGAACGGGCTTTCGAATTACATCGAAGACGCCTCGCTGCTCGGCAGTATAAGCCCGAGCTCCACGGAACACACCGGGCCACTCAGCGTGTCGATGGTGGCGTTGACTGGCTCAACGCCGCGTCTGACGCAGGACGAATCCGCGGTGCAGCCCGACAGTCCACGCTGGCCTGGTGCTCTGAACGCCTGGACGCCGCTCACGGTGAACGCGTCGCGCATGGTGACTACGCTGACGGTCCGGTGGTTTCTCGGCAACAGGATGTCGCCGGAGGTGCGCGCCACCTATCGACGCACCGATGTACCAGGCGGTGGTGGAGGCGGTGGTGGTGGCCAAACGTGCGGGAATGTGCTCCTCGGTTCGATTGTCAGCGGCCAGCAAGGCTTTTCGGCCGTCACTTTTCCTGTCGACTGCGCAACGCCGGGCGCCACGATCGAGTACGGCTTCGGCAGCGCCGCTCCCGGCGCGAACGTCACCGTGCCGCTCGGCGAGATCTACTATTTCTACGCCACCGCTCCCGGTTTTGCGGATGGCCCGATCCGCACCTTCAACAACGAGCCGGCAGGCCCTCCGCTTTAGCTCACACCACACTTATGCAAGTCACAGGCAAAGCCACAGTCACAAACGGGAGCCCGACAATTCTTTCAGCAGTCGGCGACGATTGGTCGCAGGTAAAAGCGGCGATCGATTCAGCGCGACCAGCGATCTTTCGGAAAAACCACGTGGTCGGAGCGCCATTCTATGAGGTCGCGGCCATCTCGTACGACGCCGGCACCAGTCGCTACACCGTCACGCTCGCCGGCAACTACGCCGCGACTACCGAGACGATCGAAGGAGTCTTTCACATCGACTTCCTGCCGAACGGCCTCTCGCTGAAGGGCGACGCCGACGCTGCGACAACCGTGCGGCCATTGATCAATCGCGACAACGCGAAGCTCGATCCGCTCCTGCCGCTCGCTAAGGCGATCGGCGGATCGCTGCGCAACATCGACGCCTTCCCCAAAATCTTTTTCGCGTCGCATCACGTCTCAGGAGATCTCCTGGGAGACCCGCCTCACACCGGCGAATATAATCTCCGCTTCAGTGTCAGTGCGGACGGCCATAAATGGGCACCACTGACGCAGCCGGTCCTGATCAATGGCACGAAGGTAGCAGATCCTTCAATCCTGCCGCGGGAAAACGGCCGCGATCGCTGGTGGGCGACCTTCACCGGTGGTGACGATGAGCACAGCTATCATCGCGCAAGCGTCGCCTGGTCGAAGGATCTTGAGAATTGGACGCTACTGCCAGTCGAGCAGCGTCCCGACACCTCCTCGATCGCTGCTGTCGCCGGAGAGGGCGCGACGTGGGCCGGCGAGTTCAAAGTCTTCTCGGATGGCGTTATCCGGATTTACCTCACGATCTCCGCGAACACTCTGGGCGGCCTCGCCGGATTCGGGCTCTACGAAGTGCACGCGCTGAACGATCAGCTGACGGCCTGGAGTTTGCCTAAGCCGGTGTTCACGCCGGCCGGCATCAGCGTGATCGACGCCGATCCATTCGAGCACGAAGGCGTTTACTACATGTGGTACACGAATAAAAACGCCGGCTCGATCATCGAGCTCGCGTCGTGCGCCACTCCGGACGGGACATTCGTCAATGTCGCGACGCCGGTCAGCGCGATTCTGGGGCCAGGAGTCGAGGCGCCATCGATGCCGAAGATCACGGCCGATCATTGGCGGCTCTACGTCGATAAGTTCACCAACCAGGGAATTTTTTACATCAATAGCTATGATGCGGGCGCGACGTGGGACGAGACGCCGACGCTGGCGGATTCAACAGAGATCACCGGCGAGGCAGTGATCGGATTCAGTCATCCGACCATCATCACGATCGACAGCATCGCTTTAATGCAGACGCTCTTGATCGCGTCGATCACGCGATCGACGCGCGTTCTGCGCCCGACAGTGCTCTCAACGCAGAACTCTCTCGAGTTGCGGCCAGTGCATGGCGTCGGCGTGACGCGGCGCGCTACGATGGCGTTCGCGGAGTGGCTCGCCGGCCAGGATCTCTACGGCACTGGAGATGAGAAAGTATTCGTCATTCACTCCGGCGGAAAGGATGCAGTCGTGTTCAGCACAGACGGCCGCAGCGGAGGTCTGGTTCCTGGCACTGGTGGCTCCGGATTTGCACGTTTCGGTTCGTTGGTAGTCACCCAGAATGATCACCCGTTCCAGGTTCATCTCGGCGGCTCCTTTTCGGACGCCCACGGCCAGCATCCGAAGGTCGTGGTATTTGATGACGGCGAGGGCAACATCTACGGCATCGGCGTCAGCAACACGCGGTTCGACTTCATGGTGCCAGCGGGCTGCTCTCATGCCCGCTACGTTGGCGGCCAGCTGCGCTCCTTCACCTCACAGGACGGTCACACGGCCACGAACTACCACGCCACCGAGCAACCGGTCTACGCGGACAACGCCGCGGCCGTCGCGGGCGGACTACCGGTCGGCCGGCAGTACCACACGGCATCCGGTGAGGTCCGAATCGTGGTCTGAGCCCGGGGCGTCGGCCTGAGCCTCGCAGGTGATTCGCGGGTGCACCGCGAGCGTCTAGCGCCGGCCCCGCGGACCGGCCGCTGCGACCCATTTCAACGCGCGCGCGAACGCATTTCGATCATTCGCGCCGGTTACCACACTCCAAGCGTAAATCGGCAGGCTTGCTCGCGGTCAGCTGCATCGCCCGGTTAGGCCTATTCGTCGTCGCTGCCATAGCCGAGCGAATGCTGGATGACCAACGCTTCACCAACAGCCTCCCACCTGCCGTTCACCCGCTGGAACTCTGTGTAGCTGCCTTCCTGCTTCCGATCATAGTAGACGCGGATCTTGTCGCAGCCGGTCGGCAAAGGAAAGAGCGGTTGGCGCGCCAGATCATTGGTTCTCACGATCGTCGCGGCGGTACGAAGATCGTGGTCCGTCGGCCAATGGCAAGCGCATCCGGGTGTCAGAAGGAGGATGGCGATGGCTGCTGCCGAATAGCGCTGCTGCATAGGCCTAACGAGACACAAGATCAGCTGCCGCGAGCTCTCTGTGCATGAATCGCAGCATAGACGCACGACGGCAGGCACGGGACGCGTAAACGACAGGATTGCTCGCGGTCAGCTGCATCGCCTGGTTAGGCTTTGTTGCGACGGATGACCTTCCCACGCGTCGTCAGCTAGCCGAGGATACGATCAGGTAGACGAACATAGCGGCGGCCGGAACGTTCAACACGATGACCGAGCTATAATATGTCTTTCTCGCCGAAAAGCAGACGCCGCAAATACCCCGAATAAGTAGAAAAGAGGCCACCGCGCCAGAAAGCCAAAGCCCCACAGACGCAAGCAAAAGCTGCGGAGAAAGGGTTCCACCGATGTGTCGCGCACCGCGAGCGGCGATGAAGCAGAACAGGCCCACCCCCGCTACGATAACGTTGGAGACCGCGCCGCTGTGCGTGTTCGCCATCGAGCCTAACGAGACACAAGATCAGCTGCGGCGAGCCCTCTGTGCATGGAACGCAGCATACGCGTACGACGGCAAACACTGAAAGCGCAAGCGACAAGGTTGCTCGCCGTCAGCTGCATCGCCTGGTTAGACGGATTGTGCCATCGGGCGTGCGCGAGAACGGCTGCGGGCCAACAACACGCAATAGGCGAGGATGAAGCCGATGAGCAACGGAAGGAAGTAGTATATAGCCGACGCATGGAGGACGAATACGAGGACGCTCGGCTCTGAAAACATGTTCGCCAGCGCGCCGGGGAGAAGGAAGAAAAAGCCGGCTAATGCTGGCGCGGGAATCATGAACAACCAGAAGTCGCTGATCACGCTGGGCGTGAAGACCAGTGCGAGATAGATCGCGAGAAGAAGACGATGCCGCACAGGATGCAACGTGCGAAGTCGCCGCGCGCGGTCTCGGCGGAACCATCGGGCGCCCACGATGACAACGACAAAATACGCGACAAGCGGACTCGCCAGCCAGATAATCGTGACGGCATCCACGGGTGTGACGCCTTCCGTCTAACGAGACACAAGATCAGCTGCCGCGAGCCCGCCGCGCATGGCATGCAGCATACGCTTCCGACGGCAGACACTGGAAGCGCAAACGGCAGGCTTGCTCGCGGTCAGCTGCATCGCCTAGTTAGATGGTTGACGTCGCCTGCTCATGTCTCCTCCTCCGTGAGCTCAACAAACTGCTCGGTGTGATAACCCGCGTAAATCCTGCCGGAATCCTGTTCCGCAACAACGCAATGTCCGCGCATGTTCGGGATCTCGCCGAGGAAGATGTATGAACGACTGCGCCGGAACGGGAGTTTGCGCATCGCAGCGGGTGACACTCCATCGGCAACGAACCGCACTAAACTGAGCTTTCGAAGAGCCTTCGCCATCGAGCTGGTTTTACCATCTAACGAGACACAAGATCAGCTGCGGCGGGGAGGGAGCGCGTCGCCCGCGGTGGAGACACCGAAGTCATCCCAGACGTTAATCGCAAAGCTTACCGCCGTCAGCTGCATCGCCTGGTTAGGTGCCGCGCGTGCGGGATCGTGAGGTGCGACAAAGACGACCGCTTCAGCCGCGAAACTCTTGCCGTGATCAGTGGTCGCGTGTGCCGAAAATGTGAAGTCGTGTCCATCCGTCCAGTGGCCGTTCACGACGCCACGCTTTGCTTCGTCTCCTCGCGCGAGCCGTAGATGCGCTTCGCGCAGCCAGGAACGCGGGATTTCCGCTTTCTGGAGCTGTTCCGCGAACCGTGTCCGAGCGAGCGCGATCGCTTCTGCGACGGCGGATGTGGCGGCAGGCTCCGGCGCAGCCAAAAGGTCGACCTGCCACTCCGCACCGGCATGAGCAAGAAAGCCGAAGAGCCAGTAACCGTCGCGGTCGGAGTACCTGCTCGTATACGTGCCAAGGAAGTTGTGCAGCACGCCTGCGAGATCCCTGCGATGCGCCATGTGGATAGCACCTAACGAGACACAAGATCAGCTGCCGCGAGCCCTCTGTGCATGCCACGCAGCATACGGTCTCGACGGCAGACACCGGAAGCGTAAACGACACGCTTGCTCGCGGTCAGCTGCATCGCCTGGTTAGATGGTTGGCGCACCTGCATGGTGATCTACCGCCGCATCTTGGGCATTTCAGCGTCGTCTGCGCGTCCAGCTGCGAACGATCAAGAGCACCGCAAGCGCGACGCACACCCATGCCCAGTGAAGGCTCTCCCACCTGAAGATGAAAAACGCGAACAGCACCGCATAACCGACGTAGTCCCACAGCGGCGAATCCCAAAACGGATGGAGCTTCTGACGCGGCGAGGGCGAGTCCATCTAACGAGACACAAGATCAGCTGCCGCGAGTCCTCCGCGCATGAGCCGCAGCATACGCTCTCGACGGCAGACAGGGAAAGCGTAAACGTCAGGCTTGCTCGCGGTCAGCTGCATCGCCTGGTTAGGCCTGTTCGTCCGGGAACGCTCCCTCAGTGTGCGCTGACTTGTCATCATACCACTTTAGAAACGAAGTTCGGATGCGGTCTCGCGTGGCATCGTAGTCCCAGCCGTACTCCTGCATTAAACCGTTTGCGATATGCCGCGTGAGATCAGCCAAAAGTTCGCCCCAAGCGTCGCGCTCGTCGATCTGCGGATTCTCCAGCTGTTGCCACATCGCGAGTCGCATCGACACGTGTAAGTCGCCGTTGGCGATCCACGCGCGGATCATCTCCGTGGCATCTTCGTCTTCGGCAGTGGCGGGAGGTCGTTCCAGCTCGCGCATGATTGTAGGCCTAACGAGACACAAGATCAGCTGCCGCGAGCCCTCTGTGCATCGCTCGGAGCATACGCTCGCGATGGCAAACGCTGGAAGGGTAAACGTCAGGCTTGCTCGCGGTCAGCTGCATCGCCTGGTTAGGCCTTTTGCGTTCTCTCGCGACAAAATGCATAAAATACGTCCCACTCGGCGTCGGTCGCGAATGCTCTCCTGGGTACGATGTGGGCGAGATGCGCGCCAATGTAAATGAAGATGTGTCGCCGCGACCGCCGAAGCCGCTGCACAGCGGCCCACGTGTGATCCGTAGTGTTGAACGTCGTCTGTTCAGTGAATCCATCCTCGCGCAGCGTAATAGTGTGCTCAACGAACAGATTTTTGTCCTTCGTCATGAAGATCTGCACCGCGGTACTGCCGAAGAACAGGAGGAACAAAAACGCGACGCCTGCGAGGAAAAGGATGACGAAGACCACCAGCCGTGTCATCGCAGGAGCATCGGCTGGAAGAGCGCGATACGAAGAAGTCGCTAACACCGCGAGAAGGACGATCTGAAACGTCACGAAACCGGGCGAACGCGAATAGTGGTAGCTGTAAAACCGAAGCACGTCTGCGCGAGTCGTCGTGTAGCGCGCAACGAGCATAGGCCTAACGAGACACAAGATCAGCTGCCGCGAGCCCTCTGTGCACGCCACGCAGCATACGCGACCGATGGCAGACACGAAAAGCGTAAACGGCAGGCTTGCTCGCGGTCAGCTGCATCG